CGAGAGGCATTAGACATGTTGGCCAGTAAAGGCCTGCTAACACGCTTTCCAACTGCGAACCAAAAGCTGTACTCGCAGCTCAAGATGACGCCTAGATCAAGAGTGCTGGGGTCGAGACGCAGACGCCGAACTCACAAGTTGAAGCGGCGCTTGAAAGTTTGAACGTTCTTCCGAAATGACGTAGACGGTCCCCATAAAATCCACTTTGAAAGAGCGCCGGGCGTGTCCGGTTTGCTCCAATCCTCACCCATACCCGAATGGCGCGACAAATATCGCGCTCTCCGGGTCTTGTCCTTGTGCTTGGTATAATCGCTCATCCCAGCCGCTCCGAAGCGCACAACCTTTTCGCGTCCTTTGTCGGTAATAAACACGGCGTCGTACTTCTTTTCGGGTTTATGCGACCGTCTTATCGTTTTGAGCTTCATTACTTTTTATTGAGAGTTTTCAAATGGAGAACTGGTATTCCATCGTGCGCAACATGAAAGACGACAGCGACAACGGGTTTCTGATCCAGACAATCACGCACCGCATCTTCCACGACGCGACAGATTTGCTGCCGCTGTTGAAGAAACGACAGCGCTCTGACAAAAACAAGGACATTGTTTCCAAGTTCAAGCAACGGCTCGGACCGGAGTTCACGGAGTGGGAGGCGCGTTTAGAACAGGAGTTCTCAGCTGAGCTCATCAAAGACATTGTGACAGACGATGAGTTTTGGGGCGCAACAATGGATATCGTCGGTTTCCCGTAAAACGAAACTAAATATAGACAGAAGAGATAGTAATAATAAGAATGGGCGATACCATTATTGGAGTACAGTTCGGCATCGCCAACCCCGACGACATTGTCGCGCGCAGCGTCGTTGAGGTTAGCACTGACAAGACGTACCAAGCTGGTCAACCTGTATCCGGCGGTCTCTTTGATTCTCGGTTTGGCGTGATCGAGAATGGCAAGACGTGCCAGACATGTAAACAAACAAACTTGCTTTGCCCAGGTCATTTCGGACACATCCGTCTCGCACGACCTGTGTACCTGTACCAGTTCATCGACACGCTCCAGAACATCCTCAGCTTGGTGTGCTTGAACTGTTCAAACCTGTACCTCCCTGAAGCCGACGCCACATTCGCACCCTCACTGAAAGGAATGGACATGTTCAAGGCATTCAAAAACGCGTCGGTGAGCTACAAGGCCAAGCGCAAACCTGGCTACACGTGCGTTCACTGTAATACCGCCATGATCCGAACGGTCGTCAAGGCAGAGAACACTGTCGCATCACTGGTTGGAATGCTCTATGACGGCGACGGCGAGGGCGACGACCGTAAGGTCCAGCTTCAGCCCGAGATGGTGCTGCGCTGTTTCCAGCGCATGAAGGACGAGGATGTTGTCCGCATCGGGTTCAACCCCAAGTTCAGCCGTCCCGAGTGGATGGTGTGTACGGTGCTGGCAGTGCCTCCGCTCACGGTGCGTCCGTCGGTGGTGGGAGACGACAACCAGCGCATGGAAGACGACTTGACACGTCAGTTGGTTGTGATTGTGCGCCAGAACCAGTACTTGCGTGACAAGATAGACAAGGGCGACTCGGCTGACATCATTGACAAGTTCACTGCGCTGCTTCAGCTGAATGTGGCGACGTACGTTGACAACGACATCAAGGGACTGCCCCACGCTGAAGAGCGCCGCTCAGGTCGGCCACTGAAGACGCTGAAGGCTCGACTGGGGGCCAAGGCCGGTCGTGTGCGCGGCAACCTGATGGGCAAGCGTGTGGATTTCTCCGCACGTTCCGTCATCACGCCCGACGCAAACATTGACGTGGACGAACTCGGTGTGCCCGAAGAGATCGCGACTAATTTGACGTTCCCCGAGATTGTCACGCAGTACAATCGCGATCGTCTCATGTCCTACATCCGCAACGGACCCGCAAAGTACCCTGGCGCCAAGTCAGTGTACATCTACGACGAGAAGCGCACAGTGTCGCTGCGGTACATTAACCCCGACACACTGAACATCAAATCTGGCGACGTGGTACATCGGCACCTGATTGACGGCGACGTGGTGCTGTTCAATCGCCAGCCGTCCCTTCACAAGGCGTCCATGGAGTGCCACCGCATCAAGGTCCTTCCGTACAGCACCTTCCGCCTGAACGTCAGCGCCACGCGTCCGTACAACGCCGACTTTGACGGCGACGAGATGAACATGCACGTGCCCCAGAGCATCGCGGCTGCGACAGAGTTGAAGCTTCTAGCATCGGTGCTGCGTCAGATCATTTCGCCGCGCACAAACACGCCCATCATTCAAATCTTCCAGGACACGTTGACCGGAGTGTACCGCATCTCGCAAGACGCCGTGGCCGTGCCGGAGCACATTGCGATGAACATCATGTCGCGCATGAAGCGTCCGCTCGGATCGTACTCGCGCTCCAACGGACTTGTTAGCGGCAAAGACATCATCTCGACCGTGTTTCCGCTGATGGACTTTGACAGCAACATCCAGCTCAAAAACGGTCGGCTCATGAAGGGACTGTTGAAGAAGAAGGCGTTCAGTGGCTCAAACGACGACGCGACAGACGGTATTCTACACGTCATCTACAACGACTTTGGTCCCCAGCGGTGCGGCCAGTTCATTAACGAGATTCAAAACATCGTGACGCGCTACAACCTGTTCTCTGGCTTCTCGGTCGGAACGTCAGATTTGATCGGCGGGAATGAATGGGACGCGAGTGTCCAAGAGGAACTGGCCAAGGGGCGCAAGTCGGTGGCCGACATCCTGTCCAGCGTCCACAAGGGAACGTTTCTGAACGAGACGGGTCGGCCGGACGGCGAGGAGCTGGAGAACCGCGTGATGAATGTACTGAAAGAGGTGTCGTCCAACATCTCCAAGGCGGCAATGAAGACGCTTGCGCCGAACAATCGCATGAAGGAGATGGTGGAATCTGGCTCTAAGGGCTCGGATCTGAACATTGCGCAGATGATGGGCATGCTGGGTCAGCAGTTCATTGCGGGTCGACGCATTCACTACACGCTCCAGGACCGTACGTTGCCGCACTTCACAAAGTACGACCACGGCATGGAGTCGCACGGGTTTGTGGAGAACAGTTTCATCACCGGATTGCGTCCCGCGGAGTTCTTCTTCCACGCGATGGGTGGACGTGAAGGCCTGATTGACACGGCCGTGAAGACTGCCGACTCGGGCTACATCCAGCGCAAGCTGGTGAAGACGATGGAGGATCTACACGTTGAATACGACGGCACGGTGCGCAACGCCACGGGAGATGTCGTTCAGTTCCAGTACGGCGGTGACGGCATCGACAGCATCTGTGTGGAGTCGCAGGCGTGCGAGCTGCCCAACATGACGATGGAGCAGGTCTACAAAGAGTTCGCGCTCTCTGCCAGCGACGTGTCGCCGGTACTGAAGGCCGGTCTGGACGCGACAGACGACGATATGGTCCAGCAAATCCTTGCTGACCGCGATTTCCTCATTCACAACGTTCTGCGCTACACGAAAACGTCACGGCTCCTTGCGCCCGTCAACCTGCGCCGCTTGGCGAAAAAGTACACCAACGAGTACGCCACCAAGACAGATTTGGAACCGACGCACGTCGTGTCTCAGCTCAATGCGATGTGTGCCGAAGGGTGGCTGAAGCACAACAAGGTCTTCCACATTCTGCTGCGGTACTACTTTGCGCCCAAACAGTCCATCATGAAGATGCGCATGAGCAAGGACATGTTTGACGAGCTACTTCAGGAAATACGCTTCAAGTACATCAAGTCGCGCGTCCATTCGGGGGAGATGGTGGGTCCTCTGGCGGCCCAGTCCATCGGCGAACCCACGACCCAGCTGACACTCAACACATTCCATTCTGCCGGCACGGTCAAGGCCAACGCGACACAGGGCGTGCCGCGCATCAACGAACTGCTTAGCGCCAGCCACAACCCGAAAAATCCGGGCAACGTCGTGTACTTGACGAAGGACGTCGCGGTGTCGCAGGACCGAGCCATCGCGAAGATGAAAGAAATTCAGAAGACGACACTGCGCGACATCGTCAAGTCGCTGCGCATGTACTACGACCCAAACCCGCTGTCTACCGGCACATCAATCAAGGAGGACGTTGACATTCTCAAATCGTACGAAGAGTTCAAGGTCACGTGTGGCGACGCCGTGTCGCCGTGGATCATCCGCCTGGAGCTGGACCGCATGGAGATGGTAGCGCGTGGAATTCTGGACATGGACAAGATCCGGACCAAGATTGAAGAGAACAAGTTCCTGCGGACGTACGAGTGCATCCACAGCGACACGAATGTCCCCGGTAAACTCATCATGCGCATCACGTTCCAACCTGATGTCGCGAAGAACGCACTGTCGTTGCGGTTCGTGGAGGAGAAGCTGCTGGACACGGTGCTTACCGGTGTAGACGGCGTTGGGCGCGTGTACTTACGCGAAGTGAACCGCGAACTGACGTACGACGGAACGATTGGAGGGTACACGCCACTGAAGCAGTACGTCCTGGATGTGGAAGGCACGAACCTTCTCGATTTGGCCACGCTTCCGGATGTGGACCCGTTGCGATCGTTCTCGAACGACATTCACGAGATCCTAGAAGTATTTGGGATTGAGGCGGTGCGTGTTGCGATGTACGAAGAGTTCATGGAGGTGTTCACCAGCGAGTACGTCAACTACCACCACATGATCACGCTGATTGACACGATGACGTTCCCAGGGTACATTCTCAGCGCAGACCGGTTCGGTATGGGCAAGAGCGAGGCAGGCGTGCTCGCGCGGTCGTCTTTCGAAGAGACGTCAAAGATCCTCTTCAATGCCGCAATGACTGGCGAGCTGGACACGATGAAGGGTGTGTCTGCCAACATCATGTTTGGGCAGAAACCGCCGTGTGGAACTGGGTTTGTTGACATTCTGGTGGACGAAACCAAGCTGCCAGATGGCGCCGAAGACGAAGTGTCGGTGTTTGACAGCGAACTTGAAGCCGTCAATCAGGTCATTGACGACACGTCAGGTCCAGACGGGGTGTGTCGCGTCGAAGATATTCAGATGGAGTGGTAAACATGGACAGCATAGGTTATTGACAAATTCAAGCCGAGTTTGGCCAGAAAAAGTATGGCACAAACTTGGATCGCACAGATCTCAGTTTTTTACAGTGGGTCAACCACGCTATTTTGTATCTTGAAAAAATGAAGGTTAGCGCATCGCACGACGCGCCGCGCCGATCAGACCCGTCGGGGCAGTCATAGGCGGTCCGGCACTGACAAAGTACGCGTAATAGGGATAGTAAAACGCACTGAACAAAAATGCTACAATCGCCCAACCGAAGGAACGAAAGCGGTCATACGACAGCTTCGCTGCTCCGAGCGAGAATAGAATGGACGGGAGAAGGGATAGCAGACCGATTCCCCAGTACGTCCCCACAGCAGTTTGTTGCTCCAAAGACGGCTTCGTCGGAGGGGTGGTTCCAGTTAACTCAGTGGGCTGCTTTAGGGCAGGCGGGGCAACTGTTGCAGCTCCTCCGGCCGCGGCTGTCTGGGGAATGGGCGAGGCGGCGGACATTTATATTATAATTACATTTAGTTCGAGTAGCTGAGGCCCGCCATGCCGCTCATGATGCGCAGCACGTTGTAGTTGATGGCGTACACGCGCACATCCCACGTCGCATCAGTGTCTTGATCCACAGTGACATCGCCAGAGAGCGTCATCACGAGGGTCGCGGTGTCGATGCGGCTGAAGTTACACGTTCCGGAAGGCTGGTGCTCCTCGGGCTTCAGCGCAAACGAGTACGAGTAGATGCCCGGCTGGCGGGTCTGGCCGATACTTGTGAACGACATCGACGCGGCAGCAGTAGGTGCAGCCGCCGTAGCAGTTACACCAGATCGAGCAACCTGCACGTTATAGGTAGAGTTGGTGCTTCCGGTGTGGTGCTGGTAGGGCTGGACTTTGTTGTAGTAGTCGCCAAACCGGCGGTCCATACGATCCTGGCCGTTGATCTGGAGCCACTGTTCACGCACTGCGACCTGGTCGTACGTGAACGGCGTGAGACGGTTTAGATTGAGAGCAGTTGTCGATGGGGTTGAGGTGTCTGCGCTACCTGCATTCTTGTTGGCAGGTCCCCAGCGGGCCCCTCCACCCGCCGCGATACTAACCGGAATTGGGATCTTACAGCTACGGTAGCACGTGGGCTGGACGACCCAAACCAGTTCCTTGACGGGGTGGTTGAAGGTCAGGTCGATGCGGTTGTTGTAAGCCGACAGACCCTTGTCCTCGTTGTACTGGACCTGCTCAATGAGGTACTCATGGCTCTCCTGCGCCATGCGACGGCGCTCCTCAACATCGAGGTAAATGTAGTCGACGTACACGGCAGCATTAGAAGGCTGGGCGGGGACCGGGACGTGGGTGTAATCTCCCGAAATAGTCTGATTGTCGTTCCAAAACACGTTGATCTTGACCTCGTGGTACTGGAGGGCAATCAGCGGCAGTGCCGTACCAGGGTTGCGGGTGTAGAAGAACTTGAGAGGCACGTACACAACCGTCGGGTGACCGGCCTGGTTGGTGTTCGGGATACCGCTGCATCCCGCAGGCGCAGCTGGAATAAACACCTGTCCAGGAGAGGCGGTACCTTGACCGCTGACATAATTGCTAGTAGATGTAGCTGTGACTGCGTCAACTTGAACACTTGTTGCGCCAAAATTAGAAGTTCCTCCATCTGCGGCACTTGACGTACTAGGTAGGGATGTGCTCGTAGCACCAGCGTAATAAGCTCCAACAGCTTGAGGGCGGCCCGCGCCGCCGTTGAGTTTGTGAAGCATAACCGACTGCTCGGTCGTGCCACAGAGCGTGTCCCACAGAAACAGGAACTCGCCGTACTGACGGTCAATCAACTGACCGCCGATTTCGAGCTCGACGTACTTCAGCAGATTGTATCCCAGTCCGTACTGGTCGTTGTTGTAGACGGCATTTCGGCGATTGACTGAATCGTAGTGTGGCAGCTGGACTTCGAGGTACGTGGAGTACAGAAGGTCGGCGTGGCGACCGAGGGTCGCGCTCTGCTTCGTCCCCCAAGAAGGCTGCCCCGTGAAGTTGATGCGGAAGGGCTCCATCGCGAAGTTGGTGTGGCGCTTGTACAGCCCCTTCCAGAACGTGATCTGGGGATTGCTGCTCAGGTACACGTCTTGAGCTCCGCTGGCAACGAGTTGTAATAAACCACCACCCATTTGTCTTTATATGTTAGGAAGTTTGATTTTTTTAATGACGCGAGACACGGCGCGTGCGACGAGCGCCCTTACGAACCTGCATGGGCGGGAACGCGACCTTGTCCTCCTCGTCGGCGCCGCCCTTCTTGCCCTTCTTGTACGTCTTCTTGGCCTCCTTGATCACCTGCTTCAGGCCCATACCCTTCTTGTACGTGCCGCGCGACTTCATCGTCTTCATCGTCTTCTTGACGTGCGTGAGCCAGTGGTTCGCCATGGTGTGTATATTTTTACGCGAGATTTTATGCCTTGAACAGCAGCTTTCGCATGCCGTTCACGACGTCGTCCGGAACGCGCTCGTCCATCGGAATGCCTGTGAGGCAGCAGTAGTGGAAGTACAGGCAGTACATGCCGCACTCGGACTCCTTGTACTGGTGCCGCGTCTTGTTGTAACTCAGGACCATGGGTTTGGGATGTAGGCCGCTCGCGTCCCACTCTTTTTTCCAACGTTTCATTATCGTCTTGAGCTCCTTCTCGGGCGACTGCGCGTACGAATCGAAATACGTCATGCGCGGGTGCTCTAATTCAGGCCGCACGTCGCAGAACATCGCAACCCAGTGCTCCCCCGGGCCGCTGCTCAAGTCGGTGTTGAAGACAATTCCGAACTGGGACTTGCCTTCTGCGGCCAGCGTGAGAATGTCCATTGAGCAGAGTGTGCTGATGAGACACTTTCCGGTATCCGATTTCAGGTCAAAGTCAATTGGAAACGTGCCTATGAAATTGTAGCTTGGGAACAGATCTTCGTAGCGCGTCTCGAGCGCTTCGATGTCGTCGCCGGATAACCATTCTTCAGGGTTCACCTTCCACTCCAACGGCGCGCGAGGTTTCGTCAACAGCGACGTCAGAATACACTCGGGCGTCCCCGACTTACACTTGTCGTGTAGCCGTCTCCGGATTTCCGACCACGTCTTATCCGGATCTTCACCCCCTTGAATTGGCGGCTCCCGCGGGTGTTCTTTATTGTATGTTTTACGCAATGCCTGAATTGAATTCGTACTGAAATACATCCTTGTTTAGAAAACGGATTTAACTTTAAGCCGTTGTGTGTCTGTCATACTATGGAGCAGCTCAAGAACGCACTGTACGCGTACAAGGACATCGACAACCGCCTCAACGACCTGAACCGAGATGTTGCGACACTCCGCGGACAGCGCAAAGACATTGAAGCTACGATGGCTACCATCCTTGCGCGGCCAGAACTGAGTGGGATCGACAAGCTGGAACTGAAGGACGACAACTCGTATGTGCGCATCGGCAGACCGGACACGTGGACGAAACCGTGGTCGCTCTCCAAGAAGGATCTTGCGACGTATCTCACGGACTATTTCCAACGCAACCCGGTTCCGACACCGGACGGTTGTTTCAAGTACATTTGCGAGACACAGCGGACGCCGGGTAAAGAGTTCACGTTTGAGCGTGTGAAGCGGAAAAACGAATAGATTACACACTAGACACGTGACAATCACAAATGTACAATCCGTACAATCCAAAAAACCGACTGATTGCCAAAGAAGATGTGGAACGCATCGTGCCCGGCATTAAAGTCCAGAATGCGAACCTGTACCAAACTGCGATGGTTCATTCGTCATACGTGAAACGCAAAGAGTACACGACGCCCACAGGAGAAACGACAGAGCTTGTGTCTCGCCCACCGAACTGCCTTGAGTTGTTTGACGAATCGTACGAGCGGATGGAACACTTGGGCGACTCCGTTCTTGGCGTGTCAGTGTCAACATACTTGCTGGAACGCTTCCCGCTTGAGAATGAAGGGTTCTTGACAGACTTGAAAAAGGAAATTGTGTGTAACGAAACACTCGGGAAACTGAGTCAGATCATTGGACTGGATGCGTTCTACATCATTTCGCGGCACAACGAAGACATCTGTTCCGGTCGCGCCAACCTCAAAAAGCTGGGGGATATTCTGGAAGCGTTCATTGGCGCCATGTGGATTGACACGGCATACGATTTCCCTACAGTGTACAGGTTCATTGTCGGGTTGATTGAGAGGCATATCGACATCCCGAAACTGTTGATGAACAATCGGAACTACAAGGAGCAGTTCCAAAAGATGTTTCAGGCGAAGTACCACTCGACCCCGACGTACTACATCATTTCAAATGAAAACGGCTTGTACGAGATGGGTGTGAAGGATTTGAACGGTGCGTGCATAGGTAAGGGTATATCAAGTACCAAGAAACAGGCAGAACAGTTTGCGGCGAAGGAGGCGATTTTCATGTTGAATGAGTAATGGCGACGGTGGTAGTGTACAGCAAAGAGAAAGACGTGTATTCCTTTTTCATTGGGAAAGAATCGTCTTTTCTGCGCGACATCCTCCCAGATGTTGTGCCGCTCGAAACGCACGCGTTTCCACCAAACACGTCGGTGACTGACATGCGGAAACACTTTCGGGTAATTGCGCGCGATTTGAGCAAACAGTTGAGCGTTCGTGTACAGTTTGATACACCAAAGCAAAACGCAGAGACACATCTTGGGAAAATTAGATTTCGGGTTGAACCTAAATCGCCCAAGTTCGGGATTGTGAAGGGGGGAATGGAGCCGCAGGATGGTGGGTCGTCGCTTAACACCGCCGTGCGCGAATTTCGGGAGGAGTGTATGAACGTCGTCATTTCTCCGTCGTTGTTTGTCAAGGCAAAACCGTTCAAGTCAAAGTCAAAGCCAATTCAAACACGCGATATCTACTATTTGGACGTCACGCCATTCAAGCCCACGATGTTGCTGAACATGGAGGCGTGGCGACAAACTTATTACGGCGAGCTGTTTGACACGCAGTTCAAAACAAAAGATGATGTGATGAAGATCTGGAACAAATTGAACATCTCGTCTAAGATCGCACTGGAGACGTTTTTCAACGAAATCATTCGTCTAAAATAGTCATGGACTTGCGCGGCAAGCGCCGAACCAGTAGTTCGCGCTGGACTGCCGACGTGGCTGACATCATGTCACCGCCCTCCGAAATACCTTCAATTGACCGGAGGAACTCGCCTACCTTTTGCGGCTGGTCGGCAAAGTGTAGCAGCATCTGGGTGCGCAGGACGTTCCGCTTCAGAGGCGGACGACTGGTTCGCGTTGTGCGGTTAATGCTGCCAATACCGCTGCCTTCAAGCGTGAAGTTGTCCACTTCATTGTTTCGCATGAACTCCAAGATCGAGTTTGAAAACGTTGTCTTCTGTTGCTTAATACCCTTGATCTGCTCGCGCAGCTGACGTTCCTGGTCGTCAAGCGCAATCCACTGCTTCAGCGTCTCGCGGATCTGGTTCGTTTCGTCGGCCATTTGTTGTGTTTAGAACGCCGTTTAGTTGTAAGTCGTTTGCGCCCCCTCCCGACAGGCGTTGGCTCAAACTCAGCACGAGGTTTTCTCGGCTCCGGCGTTGGCTCCTCGGCACGAGGTTTTCTCGGCTCCGGCGTTGGCTCAAACTCAGCACGAGGTTTTCTCGGCTCCGGCGTTGGCTCCTCGGCACGGTCCATCTTTTTCCCCGGCAGAGCCGCGTCCGCCGCATCTACAATGCGGTTCGACAGCGTGTTGATTTTGTCAGTGGCACTGGTCACTGTAGATTTCACGGCGTTTACGTTCGAGTTAACGCGTTCGATGCCGGAATTGATGCGAGCCGACGCTGCGTCAATTAGATCCGCTATCATCAAGAGCGCGCCCGTGATGTCGTTCACGAGCTTTACGCGTTTGGCGTTGATGCGCGCAATCATACGGTTCGCTTCTAAAAAACTATCCGCAATCGTGTCTCCGAAAGGAGGTGGGATTGCGCGTATGAACGACTCGATCGCACTTGTGAAATCTTGCCGACTGAACGCAACCATCGCAATCATGGGCCACACGAATGCGCCGTACATGGCCGCCAAGATGAGGCCAATCAAACTGGCATACGGTATCGGGATGAGCCCAATAAGTGGCGGCATGTTCTTCTGAATCGCTTTGGTGATGGTTTTGTTCGCTGACAGCATGATGTCCAGCGCTGAACTCAATATGTTGCCGAACACGGGGATGGACTCCAAGTAGCTCACGAAAAATATCACCATGAACAGACCCTTCAACATTCCGCGTGCGGCAGGCGATGTGATCACGTCCATGAAGTTGATGATGTTCGGTCCCAGCCAGTCTTCGTTATCGATGTTCGGGATATTTGCCGGCAGTTTCAACGCTCCACCCGTCTTGCTCTTGAACGATTTCAAAGCCTCCTCGAACTTCGGATCTTTCCGCAGTCCAAGTATCACAAGGTTCAATCGTTCATCGAAATCTGGAGGTAATGGAACGCTGTTACTTTCAAGTACATCCTTGATACCCATTGTATCATTCCGTGGTAAAAATCTCTACAGACGTCTCGTCTTTGGGCGTAGGTTTGTCTTTTGGCGGGCCTGGTCTCGGCGTCGGCAGTTGAAACGCGGCGGCTTGTTGGACGTGAATCGGTTTTTGAGAAGGGGTTACGATCGTCATAGGGTCTACCGGGTACACACTGATGTTCTCAAGACCGTTCGTCTCCTCGGGCTTACTAATGTCGGTTTGTTGGTCAAACTTCTTACGGAAAACGTTCACGATCTCCGGGGGGAGCAGCGGGCTGATTTCTTGTAGACGGTCGTACTGGTCCTTGACGTCCTTCAAGAGCGTCGCCGGCGTGCGTCGCTCATCGCGCGGCAAGTTCATTTCCACCATCAACATGCGGTACAGGCGCGAGTACTGGATGCTTGAAATTCGGTGGCCTTCCGCACGCTTTGCCCATGCGAAATACGACCCGACTGTGTTCAAGATGCTCACAATCAAAGACGCTGCGCCCAGCGTGATGCTTGACAGCTGCTGGTTATTCGGACCAAAAATATTCTGAGAACCCACGCTGCAAAACCCAGTCACACCCGACAACACGATGACGGGCAGATCAATGAACGTTCTGCGGTGCGAGTACAGTTCTTCTGCGCGTTTATGGCACCAAGCCAAACACTGGGCGCGTTCGCCGGTAGCTGCGAAGTAGTCCTCTAACGTGGTGTGCCAAGTTACGTTCACGAAATCGTCCGACTCTGACATTTATATTATTTCTCTAAAACTTCCACCGCTTGTCGCATTCCAAACAAGACACGAAAGTTGTCATGGGTTCGTCTGCTGAACGCGTTTGGAGCTGGTAGTAGTCGCAGCTCGTCTTCTTTTTACACGCAGAGCACCACATGACGATGGACGCGTTCTTCTCCTTGGAGTACAGCTTCTTGTCGATGGCGAGCATCTTATCGATCGCGTCTTTCCAACGCGACGGACACAAATCAATCGCACTCATGTTGGCCACAGTACTCAAATCCAGCTCGCCGGAGTTGATACGTTCCATCAGTCGTTCGTTGTTTTGCACGTATCCTGACGCGCCCTTCAAATTCTCGTACAACGACATTGCGCGACCGCGGTACATGTTCCAGAACACACGGTTTGCCCAGTCAACGTCGATGTTTTCCTTCTTGGCGCTCTCGACTACAGCTTTGAGCACGTGTAGCTCGAACTCAGACGCACGCTCGGGTGTCTCGAACAGGGTCGCGAAATTGAAGATGACTTTCTCGCGAATGGCGCAGTCGACAAACACATTCTTGGTTTTAACAGGCACGACGGCTTTTGCCGGGCGCACTACCGGCGCAACCTCTTCCTCATCATCACACTGCGTCAACGTCTCGTCGCTGTCGTCCTCGAATTCCTCTTCAACCGCGTCCGGTTCTTCGTCTACAGCGAACGTCCACTCCTGATACAGCGCCTCGTACTCGCTTGGCTTCAAATCAACGTAGCTGGAAATTGCCGGTTCGTACGTGTCCTGATTTTCATTCTGAGTTGCGAGTACGACGATCTGACTCGTGTACGTGTCTTCGTCGAACGGGCTCGGTAGCATGTGTGTGTTTTCGTCGTCTTCGGATGTCGATGCAAAGATACTTAGCCACCGACCTTCCTTCATGGGATCTTGGAGCTTGCCTTGGAACTGGATGCCTGCCACCTTGTACTTCTTGCGAATCCACTCGAGCACGTCGGTTGTCTTGGCTGGGATTTGAACATCTGAGACGGTGCCGTTAAGGGCAATGACAACACCGTGCGTCATTCTTTACGTGTCTCACAGGGTCATGTGTTTAGGTTCGTTTTTCACGGTCATTGAAAACGGATCTTAAAAATAAATATATTTAGTAAAGTATTCTCTGTAACCAATATGGCGTCCAACAAGTATGTCCCCCCCGCGCTCCGCTCCAAGGCGATCCCCACTGCGAGTGATTTCCCCGCTCTCGGGACCGCGCGTCCTCAAAACAACACATGGAAGACGTCGTTCGCAGTGCTGGCGTCTGACTGGAACGAGCATGCCGAGGAGGAGGCAGCGAAGCGTGAGTTTAAAGCCGCGGTCGAGAAGCGAGAAACCGACAAGCGCGTCGCCGAGAAGCGCGCATTCGTGAATCGCAAGCGCCCCGTAGACGACATTTACGACATGGACTGTGAGGAGGACCGTGTAGAGGACAGCATCTGGGCAGCGGCTGGGCCTAATAAGGAGGAAAATGGCTGGACGACCGTTGAGTCCAAGGTAAAGAAGGAACTCACGCTGGAAGAGAAGATTGCGCGCGACCAGAAGGTAGAGGAGGAAGAGAAGCGGGCACAGGCGGCGCGCGAAGCGGCTCGAGACAGCGTGTGGGGCGACGCATCAGAGTGGGACTACCGCGACAGACGCGCAGTCGCCTGAGCTGCTCGCGCCGACCTCAAACCCGCAATAGCTTTCGCGATGTACTCGCGTATCATCTGACCAATCATTTGAACAACCATCCAAAATTTCAAAGCGTACTGTAGCCCTAATTTCCAACCGTAATAAACCCCTGCTCCCACCATAATTAAAAAAACAAGCATATTGATCACATCCACTAGTGTCGTAGGTTGCGATACACTTGAGGATTTTTCAATTACTTTTGGCGCTTTCGGTGCCTCTTCTGTCTTAGGATCCGGTGTTACTGGTGCGCCGCTCATTTGTTTTTACATGATATAATTCAAATGGACACTGCGTCTTGGTATGCTTTATCGTACAGTGTAGTCGTGATACTCGCGGTTGGTGTCATGCTGTACATGACGCGCCCTCCGGCGCCCCCTGGGCCAGCGTTCACGTCGCCAGTGTCAGTGGCAGATGCGACGCAAGGCGTGAAAAAGTACGGCGGCACGATCGGTCTCATAGTGCCGTACGCATTGCTTGGATTTGGACCGATGGTGGATTTGTACTACCGTGAGTTCAAGTATTCGATCCTCACGGTAGTTGGTGGCGGTGCTGCGCTGATCGGGTACTTGTACCAGTACGCACTTCGCGGCGGGTCAGCGTTCCTGCCTGCGCTGTCCATCGCGACCTCAGCGATGGTGTCGTTTCTAATGTACGACGTGTGGGTACAGGGGACCGACACGGCGACCACTGTTATGGCGACGCTTCTAGGATTTGCGGTCATTTTAGGACAGTCCTTTAGTAACCCGTCAACTACGATCTTCGCAAGCAAGATGACGAACGACGCAGCGGCAATTGGTCTCGGA